ACGATGATGACGCAGATTACTACGACAGAGGCCCAGACGAACAGGAACTCTTAATGAACGCAAGACTGGGAGGGCAATGCTTACCGGTAAATAAATTCCACGACTACTTCACAAGTTGCCTGCCGTCTCCTCAGCGAGGGCCGGAAGTGACGATCGCTCTGACAGGAAATGCACCTGTAAGGCCATACAGCGATACAAAACTAGAAAACATAAGCAGAGGAGGAGAAGTAAACTACTTAAATGGAATTAACAGCGCAACAGCAGGGATTCAGCTAATAGGTGGAGCAGGAGGCGAAGGAAACCCGGTAAAACTAGGCGTAAACGAAAACAACGATAATCTAAATGAGAGCAGTGCAGCATACCTAGGCGCAGACCTTAGCAACATCGAAGCAGCAACAATCAACCAGTTGAGACAGGCTTTTGCAGTTCAGCACTACTACGAAGCACTGGCACGTGGCGGCAGTCGATACCGTGAACAGGTAAGAACACTTTTTGGCGTAACCATCAGCGATAAAACCGCACAGATCCCGGAGTATCTGGGTGGTGGGCGCTATCACGTCAACATTAACCAAATCATACAGACAAGCGGACAGCAGACCGATGCAGACACGCCTATTGGCGAAACCGGTGCAATGTCTGTAACACCTATCAACGAAAGTTCTTTTACCAAGAGCTTTGAAGAGCACGGATTCATTATCGGTGTGCTATGCGTTCGCCATAATCGAAGCTATCAGCAAGGTTTGGAGCGATTCTGGAGCCGCACTGACAGACTGGACTACTATTTCCCGCAGTTTGCAAATCTTGGCGAACAGCCTGTCAAGAAAAAGGAAATCAAATTAACCGGAACGGCAACGGACGATGAAACGTTCGGCTACCAGGAAGCATGGGCCGACTATCGAATGAAACCGAACCGGGTAAGCGGTAAAATGCGGAGCAATGCAGAAGGAACACTCGACTTCTGGCACTATGCAGACAACTACAAAGAAGTACCTACACTAAGTTCGAGCTGGATGAGCGAAGGAAAAGCCGAAATCGCACGAACGCTCATCGTAGAAAATGAGCCTCAGTTCTTCGGTGCAATCCGAGTAATGAACAAAACAACGCGCTGCATGCCGCTGTATAGTGTACCGGGGCTGGAAAAACTGTAAAGAAAGGAGGAAGCCGGGTCAAAACCCGGCTATTTTAAAATGGCGATTCCATGGGGAACAATTTTAAGAGGAGTAAACGTACTTGGCAATGTAGCATCAAGCGTAGGGAGCATAACAAACGCAGTAAAAAACGTTACAGGCTCTTTTGGCGGTTGGGGAAACGATGGAACAGAACAAAGCAGCGGAGGAAGTGTAAGCCAAGGCGTTGGAACATCCGCAAGCGGGAGTCAATCTGGAACAAATGATGAACAAATCGCAAAATATTTACAGCAAGCGTATGGATACCAAAGCGCGGAGGGCATAGCACAACAAAAATACAACCAAAAAAGTATGCTGCAGCAGATGGGATACAACACGATGCAAGCCATCATGCAAGGCGTATATAACCACATCGAAAACACAGCCGCAATGAATTACAACAGCGCCGAAGCACTAGCAAACAGACAGTTTCAAGAGCGTATGAGCAACACATCATATCAAAGAGCGGTTGAGGACATGAAAAAAGCGGGTATAAACCCAATTCTAGCATTTGCAAACGGTGGAGCAAGCACACCGGGAGGATCGGCTGGAACAATCAGCGGAGCAAGCATGGGACTAGCAAGCAGCAGCGCACTAGGAGTAAGCAGAAGCGGCGGATTTGTTCCAAACTCGTACAGCAGCACAAGTTGGAGTAAATCAGACTGGTATAACGCTTCACAAAGCTGGAATCAAATGCTAAGTGAAACACATCAAAGTCCTTACGGCCTAATGAAAGCACTAACGAATATCGATAGCGAAACAAACAAAACAATTGAAAAAATCACGGATAAAACAAAAGGCAATAACAAAGTAGGCCACAAGACAGAAAACCCAAAGCAGAATAAAACAGGACTCTGGGCAAAAAAGAAAGCCAGGTGATTATCTGAAATGAGTTGTTACAAGCCATTAATAAGGCTGTACAACCCGGATGATAGAGAACAGAGCGGACGGGTGTACTCACTCGCCCGCTTTTCTCAGCTAAGCGGGAAACAGCTAAAATATGAAGATTTGATGTATAATCCGAAAGTTATGTTAATACCATGCGGACAATGCATCGGATGCAGAATCAGGCAACGAGAGGACTGGACAACACGAATCGAGCTAGAAGCAAGAAATTACCCAAAAGAACAGGTATGGTTTATCACACTAACTTATGATGACGACCATGTACCAGGCATGATAATAAAAACAGGTGAAATCATGCGAAAAGTACAATACACGTGGAAGCCGGGAGAGAAGCGTCCAGAAAGCGTCCAAATTCTAATGTATGAAGATATTCAAAAGTTCTTAAAACGTCTCAGAAAGGCTTACAGGGGCAAATTACGCTATTTTGTAGCGGGTGAATACGGAGAGCAAACGGCAAGGCCACACTATCACATGATACTATACGGTTGGGAACCGACAGACTTAGAAAATCTATACAAAATCCATCACAACGGGTACTACAACAGCAAATGGCTAGCAGATCTGTGGGGAATGGGTCAGATACAGATAGCACAAGCAGTTCCAGAGACCTACAGATATGTTGCGGGATACGTTACAAAAAAAATGTACGAACTAGACGGAAAGAAAGCCAATGCATACTACGAGTTAGGGCAAACAAAACCTTTTGCTTGCATGAGCTTAAAGCCAGGACTCGGAGACCAATATTACCAAGAACACAAAGAAGAGATATGGAGACAGGGATACATTCAATGCACCAACGGAAAACAAGCGCAGATTCCAAGATACTACGAAAAGCAAATGGAAGCAGAAAACCCACAAAGATTGTGGAGAGTCAAACAGAACCGGCAGAAAAACGCAATCGAACAGAAGCGCCTACAGCTAGAGAACCAGGACTATAAGACAGTCCTAGAAACAAAAGAACGTGTCACCAAAAAACAAACGAAGAAGCGTGGAATTCTATAATTGGTGTCACCTAGCCCAGTACCTATCAAGTAGAGTACTGGGCTTTATTAGTCTAAATTAGTCTAATCGATTAGTCTAAATTAGTCTAATCGCGCACACACGTACGCGCGGAAATGCACGCGCACGCGTGCGCACGTATTATAATATAACTTGTTGTAGTCGTAGTAGTAGGGTATGTTGAAAAGTTGAAAACTATAATTTTAAAACGTTAGAGCGTTAAAATAAGCAAAAAACAATGTTGAAAACTTTGTTGAAAACTTGTTGAAATGTTGAAACACTCTGTTGTGCTAAAGTTTAACAATGTTGAAATGTTGAAAACTATGTTGAAAATGTTGAAAACTCAAATAGAAGCAGTCCGGAATCGAACGGGAAAGTCTCGGCCGCGCTTCGCTGGAAGTTGCGCCGCGTAGCGCGCAACGGCGGCCATCTAATGAAAAATTCTGCAGAAGACTTGACAATTGTAAAGAAATGTGGTACAATAGAGTCAGAAAGAGAGGTAAGCAATATTATGTACGAATACACCGAAAATAAAAAGGTAAAATGGTACAAGTCGCCCATTGACAACAGCATAAGGTTCCCTTATACTTACAACAAGAAGATGAAGTGTTGGGATAACCGGACATGCCAACTGTCAAGACAAAGAATCCACCAGCTAGAAAAAGAAAACAAAATAATGTGGATGTAACGAAAGGAAACCAACATGAAAGATATTCTATACGTCAAAGCAGACCACGGACATCTAAGCGAGCACTTTAAAGCAAAAGAGTTCCAGTGCAAAGACAAAACAGAAGGACTGCTAATAGCAAAAGAACTTCTGGAGATACTGGAAAAAATCCGAAACCACTTCAACGCACCAGTCATCATCAACAGCGGATACCGTACGCCGAGCTGGAATGCAAAAGTAAACGGAGCATCAAACAGCTACCACTGCAAAGGGATGGCGGCAGATATCGTAGTAAAAGGACACAGCAGCAGAGAAGTCGCAAAATACGCGAATAGCATCATGGAGCAAGGCGGCGTAATCAAATACACGAATTTCACACACGTTGATGTGCGCGAAGAGCGATACAGAAAGGGGGTGTAGCCAATGGCATTGATTAAGATTAAAGACTTACGAGAAGCAATCCAGCTGATTAAAAACGTCCTCGAAAAGCTAGACGAGATTTACCACATTCTGAAAGAAAGGGAGTAAAGCATGATGAACAAAACATGGAATGTACGAGACCAGACCGAAGAAGCACTCAGGCTAGAAGCCGAAAGGCTATACAAGCAGATAGCAACCGGATACAAAACAATCAAAAAAGTTTCGGATATAGAAGACGCAAAAAAGCTCATGGACCAAATCTGGGTTATGAAGAAATGGGCTAACGACATCGAAATGGAACTGATTAGAAGGGAGTACACATATGAAGCACAGGCAGCGGATGCCGGCACGTACTGACAAGCGAATGTTCAACGTAACGGCACGAAAAACGAAGAGTATCAACATCAGCCAGAAACCCATGCGGGGCGGCATCAGACTGTAAAGGAGAAAAAAACATGATTCATGGATACTATGGCATCTACGACAGCGTAGCAAAATGTTACTGCTACATCGGAGAAAGCAAGAGCAACGAAACCTTTGCACGAATGTGCAATATCATGGCAAAGGACGAGAAGACGTTCCTGGGCCAGTCGCCCGAAGACTACAAGGGCTACCATGTCGCAAACTTCAACGATGAAACCGGCAGCTTCGACAGCATCGAGCCGGACAAGGTCTGGGAGGGCAAGCCGCATGAATAAACGATACGAGGAAGGGCGAAAGCCCTTCTTTTCAGATCCGGGCGAAAAAATGCGTAAACAGTACGTCTTGGGTAAGGACGAAAAAGGCAACAAAAAACTGATGGAGAAGGAGCCAATCGACATTCAAGCCGAAATTGAAAGCTACGCAGACGAATGCGACATCAAAAATATTGTCCGCAGAGCAAGCTTTGATCCTCAATTCGCAAAAAGTCTGGTAGACAGCGCAGAAACGGACGAAATCGTAGATATCACCGAATGGCCGACAAACATTCACGAATATAAGGCCATGATGGCAACGGCACAAGCTGCAGCAAGAGAAATCCAACGAATCCAGAAAAAAGTTGCAGAAGTACCTGTAGAAGTACCTGTAAAAAAGGAGAAGAACAAGAACAATGAACCGGAATAATGAGCGGCACTTCAATCAAGTACCAGAAACACACGTCAGCCGAACACGCTTCAATCGAGACCAAACTATTCTCACAACATTCGATGCGGGAAAACTTATCCCATTTTACGTTGATGAGGTTCTTCCGGGCGACACTTTCAGCGTGGACACGGCGGCAATCATCCGAATGACAACGCCGAAATATCCAGTAATGGACGATGCATATATCGACATCTATTACTTCTATTGTCCGAACAAAATTATTTGGGAAAACTTCAAGCGATTCATGGGAGAAGCAGACGAAATCCCGTGGATGCCGGAAAAAACATATCGAGTACCCAAAATAATCGTAGAAGGAAATTCGAGTGATGAAAACAAGAGAGGGCCAAAAGAAGGAAGCATCCTCGACTACATGGGAATACCGACAAAGGTAGAAGGAAGAATCGAGATCAACGCGCTACCGGTCAGAGCATATGTAAAAATTTGGAACGAATATTTTCGAGACCAAAATGTAGACAATCCGGCGGTATTCTTAACGGACGATGATGACGCAGATTACTACGACAGAGGCCCAGACGAACAGGAACTCTTAATGAACGCAAGACTGGGAGGGCAATGCTTACCGGTAAATAAATTCCACGACTACTTCACAAGTTG